GAGGAACGCCGCCTCCAGTTGGAGGAGGCGAAGGGCCGCCGGTTCGCCGAGGTCCTCACCGCCGCCGTCGATGCGATGGACCCGACCCCCGAGCAGCGCAAGGCCGCCCTGTCGGCGGCGGCCGCCCAGATGCGGAGGCTGGGGGCCGGATAGGTTGTGCGGGGGGCCGGGGCTCGTGTGCAAGCCCCGGCCATCTTGACGGCGGACCCCCAGGTGCCGCCGGAGCGCGGTTGCCGAGTGGCGCTCATACCCGCAAGCCCCGATGCCGGGGCCTAGGTGGCCTCCCGGAGCTCCTTCAACTCCAGGTCGACGATCCCCCGCCAGTCCGGCCAGGACAGGTCGAACCCGTAGGTCGTGGTGTCCTCCGGCCGGCGGGCGGCCATCAACTCCATCCGAACCTGGATGCAGGCCATCTCGTCGCGGCTGCTGTAGACGATGAACCCGTCGTGGTCACGCACGACGTGGTAGATGGTCGCGTCCAGGTCCGGCTCGAGGACGGCCGGCTTGCCGGTGAGGGCGGCCCGGGCCTGGAGGCGCCGCCCTCGGATGTCGGTCACGCCTCCCACGACGCCACCTCCAGGATGCTGGCGACGGGCATCCACGACGGTGGCCGCGGCAGCGGCAGCGGCCGGCCCGGCCGCACCCCCGTCCCCTTGCAGGCGGGGCACTCGGCGATCGGCTCGAAGACATACTGGTCGAGCTCGGGGGCCCACACGTTCTCCCAGTGGTCCCCCGACCCGTGACAGGTGGTGCAGCGGTCCTCGGGGGGGATCGCGTCGGCCGGGTAGCAGAGCGGCATCAGTAGCCCCCCGGGATGTTGCGGACGTCCCCCGGCCAGGTCAGGTCCTGGTCATCGTCGTGGTCCGGCTCGTTGACGCAGCCGACGCAGGCGACGGCACCGTCGGCGAGCCGGTCGGTCTCGTCCTCGCGGAGGGGGGCGCCGCACAGGCTGCACTCCGCGACGAACTCGCGGAGGTCGGGCTCCAGGTAGCTGTCCAGGTTCACCGGGCACCCCCGAAGGACGGGAGGTGCGCGGCCTCGGCGGTCCGCCGGTGCTGGGGGACGAGGTTCGCCGCCGCCAGCATGGCGATCTCGAGGCTGGTGGCCTTGCCGTGCCAGTCGAAGTCGTCGATGCGGATGCGGTAGCCGCCGCGCACCTGGACGACGTCGACCTGCTCGCCGTGAATGGTGGTTCCGATCTGGTGGCGGGTGGCGGTGGTGGTCATCAGCGGGTTCCTCTCAACGTGTGCGGCTGACGGGTTGATAGTACGATGATCGGCCCCGCCGCGTCAACCTTTAGCGTGCATCCGTTGATCCATTCGGCTACCCTCCCCGGCGTTGTGCGTGCCGACCGGCGGCGGCGCAGCAGACCCGGGAGGAGACGGCGACCCTGGTGAACGCCTGGACGATCGCGGCGGACCTCCTCGACCCGCCGCCCTGGACGCCACCCCAGGGCCGCCCGCCACTCGGGGAGCATCAGGTGCCGCCCCCCGGCGACTGGGAGCTGTGGATCCTCAACGGCGGCCGCGGCGCCGGGAAGACCGAGGGCGGCAGCCGGTTCTTCTGCCGCAAGATGAGGGAGAACGCCGGCTGGCGTGGCCTCATCATCGCCCCCACGTTCGGCGACGCCGTCGAAGCCTGCGTCGAAGGCCCCAGCGGTGTCCTGGCGAACGACCCGGAGGTCCGGTTCGTCACCCGCCCCGGCGGCTCGAAGCTCGAATGGCCGAACGGCAGCGAGGCCCTCGTGCTCGGCACCCCCACCCCCCGGGAGGTGGAGCGCCTGCGGGCCGCCGGCAACCGCCACATCTTCTGGTGGGAGGAGATGGCGGCGAACCCGATGCTCGAGCGGGCGTGGGACATCGCCTTCGCCGGCCTCCGCGAGGGCGCCACCCCCATCCAGATCGGGACGACGACACCCCGGCCCGTCCCGTTCTTCAAGCGGCTCCTCGCCGCCCCCGGCACCGTGACGACCCACGGGACGGTCTTCGACAACCCAGGGATCAGCGACGAGGTCAAGGACCGCCTGGTCCGCCACTACGGCCAGTCCCGCATCGGCCGCCAGGAGCTGTACGGCGAACTGCTGGACGACGTCCCCGGCGCCCTGTGGCGGCGGGACTGGTTCAACTACTCGGAGCCGCCCAGGGACCTGCGGGTGGTGGTGGGGGTGGACCCGGCGATCACCGCCCACGAAACCTCAGCGTTGACCGGCATCGTCGTCGCCGGCTACAGCCACAACCACGCCCACGCCTGGGTCCTCGCGGACCTCTCGTGCCGGGAGACCCCGGATGAGTGGGCGAGGGTCGTCGCCGACGCCTTCGACGAGTACGAGGCGACCGAGGTGGTGGCGGAGGTCAACCAGGGTGGCGACCTCGTCGAGAAGCTGCTGCAGACCGCCCGGCCAGGGCTACCCGTCCGGCAGGTCAGGGCGACCAGGGGGAAGCTGATCCGGGCGGAGCCCGTCGCCCTCAAGTACGAGCAGCGCAGGGTGGACCACGCCCGGGCGTTCCCCGAGCTCGAGGACCAGATGTGCAGCTTCACCCACGACTCGGAGGAGTCCCCGGACCGGATGGACGCCCTCGTGTGGGCGCTGTGGGCCCTGATGGTGGATCACGGTGATGCCAGGTCGGTCTCCGCCCTGCCGCCGTCGCAGAGCACCGTCATCCGCAAGGGCGACCTCACCCTGGTCGGCCGGAAATACATCGACAAGGAGTAGCCCCCCGTGAGCGATGCCACCGCCGAGGTCTACAAGGTCGTCGCCTACGACGTCGCCCGTCAGGTGGAGGACCTGATCCACCGGGTCAAGGAGCGCACCGGCTACGCGCGGCACAACGGCAGCTACCGGAGCCCCGACCTCACCGCAGCCCTCAACCACCTGCGTGACGCCGAACTCCGGCTCGACGCCTACGCCAAGACGGAGCGCCAGTGACCCGCATCCAGATGATCGAGGCCCTCCTGCGGAGCCTGTTCGACTACCTGCCGGGGCCGAAGACCACCCGCCTCGCCGACGTCGCCGGGGAGGCCCCCACCCAGCCCGCCCCCTGCAAGCCGTGCGGCGGCCAAGGCACGTTCGGCAAGCGCAAGCGCCAGTGCGCCGCCTGCGGCGGCACCGGCACCGTCATGGTGGACCCCTACACGGGGGAGACCGTCAGCAAGGGGAAGGGCCAGCGGGTGAAGACCGCCGACCCCCGCCGGATCGACGCGGAGCTCGCCCGCCTCGCCCGGGATGAGGCGGTCCGCCGCGGCCGGCTGCTGGACGACCCGTTCCAGTGGGAGGCGGAGCGGATCCGCTACCGCCGCCACGGGTCCTACGCCGCCCTCGAGCGCGCCCTGGAGGGGCTGCGGGCGAACGAACCGGACCTCTACAGCCTCACCATGCGGGTCCTCGTCTACCAGTCCACCCCCCGCAGCCCGGAGGTGGAGGGGCCGCTCGGGTTGGCGCTCAGGTGGCTGGACCGGCGGATGCCGCCGGAGATCCGCGTCCCCCGGTGGGTCACCCAGGGGCCGAAGGCCGACCGGGACTGGCCGAAGCACCGGGGGCGCGATACCCGTCCTGCGAGGAAGGCCCGCAACGAGCAGATCATCAGGCTCGCCCAGGAGGGGGTGCCGCGCGCCCGGATCGCGGAGGAGATGATGGTGAGTCAGGCGACGGTGTCGCGGGTTCTGGCTCCCGTGGACCTGGCGGGGACGGTGGCGGCGTGATCGACCTGCATGTGCCCGAGTGGATGTTCGACCGCGACGAGTGGGCGCGGCTCCGCGACCTCAGCGGGCGGCTCAACGCGGGGGAGATCACCGTCGCCGAATACAACGACGGTGTCCGTGAGCTGCTCCGCGCAATGCCGAGGACCGACGACCTCGCCGGACCGCTGGGTAGGGCATTGGGGCAGGCCAGGCGTGGAGAGGGGCGACCGTGGCGCGAGGTGATCGCCGACCGGGGGCCGTGCGATACTCCATGCCAACCCGGCCAACCCCCGCGGCCCCGGGCAGACACCGAACCACCGACGGGGGAAGCCGGGCCTCACGCGACGAGAGGAACCCGCATGGCAACGGCTGAGAAGATCCCGCTCATCATGCGGTATCCGGATGACGTTCGTCGGAACGAAAGCCGCCAGGAGTACGTCGAGCGGATGCTGTTCCGGGGGATGACCCGATCAACGCTGGCGATCGCCCTCGTGAACTGGGCGGAGCGACGGTGGAAGGAAGGGTCGGCCTTGGGCCGTCAGCTCCAGGAACTCGACGACGAGATCGCGAACCTCGAGTCGGCCCTGGAGCGCGCGATCCGCGAACGGGAAGCGGTGTCATTCGCGCTGGAGCGGAAGATGCGGCTCCGGATGATGCACCGCGAGGGGACCGACCCCGGCTTCGTCATCGAGTCTCTGGAACCCACATCCGCCGACCTTCGGCTGACCCAGGAGAAGTGGAGAGCCCGCAAGGAGGTCCAACGACGCAACCCGTGGACCCGACGCAACCGCATGATGGCGGTTCTCTACCTGAATGACGGGCTGACGACGCGGGAGATCGCCGACCAGTTCGACCTGACCCGCGCTCGCGTCCAGCAGATCCTCAAGTCTCTCGGCATCGACGGCCACATGGCGGCCGTGCGCCGCGAGGAACGGGAGGCTGCCCGCGAGGCACGGGAGCGGCTGAACAACCCGGAGTGCCAGATCTGCCTGCGACACCTCCCTACCGGGAGGACCAAGACCTGCTCCAAGACGTGCTCCGACCTGCGTGATGTCCTCCTCTACCATCTCGATCCGGAGTGCGGCGGTACTCCGGATCGAGATGGCCGTGGGGTGGAGCGGGCGTTCGTACTCATGGAGGGGCGCAGGGGGATCGTGCCGTGAGGCGCCTCGCCTTCGCCGCCGGCTGCGGCGGTGGTGACGGCGGCCCGGTGGTCCTCGGCTCCGACGACGCCCTCCAGGTCGCCCAGTTCAACACGGACGTGGCGTTCACCGACCTGGACGGCAGTGGCTACGGGGACCTGCTCGAGTCGATGGACGCGGTGATCGCCATCGCCCGGCGGGACCCGGAGGCGGTGTACGAGACGACGGATGGGGAGCGCCGGACGATGCGGCAGGTCCTCAGCGATGCCGCCTCCAGGTTGCAGGACAGCCAGCCGGACCTGGCCGCCGAACTCGACCGGGCCGTGGGGACGCTCGGGCCCTAGAACGCGAACGGCCCCACCCGGGTGGATGGGGCCGCTGCGGACCATGACGCGGAGAGGTTGCCCGAGGCGCCCACCGACCGGGGGCTGTTGAACAACTCTCACCCCGCACGGTAGCCGCCGGGGGCGCCGGCGTCTACCCCTGGACGCCATCCGTTGACCATGCTACCGTCTCCGGCGTTGCAGGTTCGGGTCCTTGGGCGACCTGTCCCCGCAGCCGACCGAGGCCACCCCACCGCGGGTGGCCTTTTTCATGCCCGGGGGGTCGTGGATGGCGTCAGCAGTCGACCTCATCCGACGCTCACAGGGCCAGGGCCCCGCGCCCCTGCCCGACGCGGACCAGGAGTGGCTGGACGCCGCCGCCGACATGGGGAAGGAGCGGCTCGACCGCTTCGACCTGTACCGCCGGTTCTACGAGGGCGACCATGGGGTGCAGCTCACCGACCGGGCCCGCGAGTTCCTCCACGTCAACGGCGTCCCGTTCCGCGAGAACTTCTGCGAGCCGATGGTGGACATGGTCGGCGAGCGCCTTGAGGTGGAGGGCTTCGACGTCCAGATCGGCGACGCCGACGAGGCCGCCGAGGCGAACGCCGAGGCCGCCACCGACCTCGCCCGGTGGCTGGAACGCCGGTTCTGGCGGGCGAACAACCTGGACGAGGGCAGCGACGCCATCCACACCGTCGCCCTCAGCCGGGGCGAGTCGTTCGGGATCCTCGGCTGGGACAAGGTCCGGCAGGTCCCGACGTTCGCCTACAACCCGCCGGAGCGGGTGAAGGTCGTCTACGCCGACGACGACCCGAACCGCAAGCTGTACGCCGTCAAGGTGTGGAACACCACCGAGGCCGGCCCGTCGAACCCGGATGGCATGGCCGTCACCCGGATGAACGTCTACTGGCCGGACCGGATCGAGGCGTACTACCGCCTCCACCGCTCGGAGAACCGCGGCGGCTGGGCCCGGTGGATCGACCCGCCCGGCGAGGACGGCCAGTGGGCGCCGTGGCCGCGGCCGTGGGTGGACGCCGCCGACGAGCCCCTCGGGATCCCCGTCGTCCACTTCCGCAACCGCCCCCTCGGGGAGGAGTGCGGCCGCTCCGAGCTCGAGAACGTCGTCCCGTTCCAAGCCGAGCTCAACAAGCAGGTGCTGGACCTCATCCTCGTCCTCGACAACCAGGGGTGGGCGCAACGCTGGGTGTCGGGGGTGGACCCCTCCCAGGCGAACTTCGTGAACGCCCCCGGGGAGATATGGATCGGCGGCAGCAAGGACGCCCGCTTCGGCCAGTTCGACAACGGCGACCTCGCCCCCATCCTCGACACGATCGAGAAGCTGCTGTCGCGGATGGCCCGCCGCCAGGGGATGCCGCTGCACCTGCTCACCCAGGGGGACGCCCCCTCGGGCGAGTCGATCAAGGCGTCCGAGTCCAGGCTGGTGAAGCGGTGCCGCAACCGGGCGGTGGTGTTCGGCAACGCCTGGGAGGAGGCCGCCCGCCTCGCGATCCGCCTCGCCAGGTCCGCCGGCGTCCCCGTCCCGGGGCCCGAGGACCTCGACGAGTTGACCCTCAACTGCCGGTGGGAGGACCCCGCCAGCGAGGACCTCCGTGGCGACGCGGAGACGGCGATCATGCTCCAGCAGGTGGGGGTGTCGAAGCGGACGCTGCTCGCCCAGCTCGGGTTCGACCCGGACCAGGAGGAGCAGAACCGCCGCGCCGAGGCCGAGGAGGCCGTGTCGGCGGCGCAGCGGTTCCTCGACACGGGCGACGACGGCGGCGGCGGGGATGACGACGAGCCGGCGGGAGGTGGGGCGTGAGCGACCCCGAGGGCTACGGCGACCGCGACGAGCGGCGCACCAAGTTCGACAGCCTCATCGGGTGGTGCGGCGAGAACGCCCCCGACCTCGATGACCGCGCGGCCGTCCCGGTCAGCGCCGTCCTGCTCGTCGAGTGGATGGACGAGAAGGGCGAGAAGTGGATGACCCGCTTGGAGGGACCAGAGATGACGTCCTGGCAGGTGCGGGGGCTGCTCCACGAAGCCCTCTACTTTTGGCCGGACGGCTCATCTGACGATGGCTGACCTCCAGCGGGAGGCCGCCCGGTTCCGGGCCGCCGTCCTGCGCCGCGACGAGGAGGCCGCCCGCCGGCTGATGGCCGCCTACCGGGACGTGTACCGCCGCCTCACCCGGGAGTTGGACGCGGCGGTCGAGGCGCTGGGGGAGGCTCAGGCTCGCGGGGGGCCGGTCTCCCCCGCGCGCATCCTCCGGGTGGATCGCGCCCGGGCACTCCGTGACCAGGCCCAGGCCGAGTTGACCCGGTACGCCCAGGTGGCGGAGGCCGTCACCAACCAGGCGGTCGCCGACACCCGCGCCCTCACCGTGGACGGCGCGGTCCGCATGGTCGACGCCGTGACTCCGCCGGGGGTCACGGCATCGACCCTCACCCTCAACCGCCCCGCCATCGAAGCCGCCGTCGCCCACCTCTCACCCCGCGGCCCCCTGGCCGCCCTGTTCCAGACGTTCGGGGCGGACGGCGCCGACCTCCTGGAGCGCGCGTTGATCGGGGGGATCGCCTCCGGGCAGCACCCGGATGTCGTCGCCCGCGAGATGCGCCGGGTCCTCGCCGGCCAGGCGGTCCGGGCCGTCACGATCGCCCGGACCGAGATCATGCGGGCCCACCGGGAGGCGGCCCGCGAGACGTACCGGCAGGCCCCCACCGTCAGGGCGTGGGTGTGGGTCGCCGGGCTCGGCACCCGCACCTGCGCCTCGTGTTGGAGCCAGCATGGCAGCGTCCACCCCATCGACGAGGCGATGGCGAGCCACCCCCGCTGCTTCCCCGCGGGGACCGTCGTCTCCGG